TATTGGTACGGTGTATGGGTGTATGGGGATGTGGGTTATGGGTGTACTATATGCACCCATTGCCCTATGTCTTGATTGGTCTTTGCTGCATGACTTCGCCAAAGAGACGCTACTGAGGTATCAGGCAAATGAATGCCAACAACCAGAAAGACCCCGACAGTTTGCGTATACACCCACAGGACTAAGCACAGTCCCTTCTAGGCGACACGAACGGGAAAGCCACGCAGAACAAGGGCTGCGCAGCACAGAGGAAAGGACAAGCAAAAGCGCAGAGACAGAGTCTCTGTAAAGGATGGCGCTGCGCGCTGCTTGTTTATGTACCTTTGCCCTTTAGGCCTATTGTACAAAGGTACATTTGTACGTATATTTAGGCCTCACCCACAGGAGGCCAACCAAATGGCTGCAAGAGTCTGGACAATTCAGAACCAAAAAGGCGGCACCACGAAGACCACCACGGCGACGAATATCGCCGCCTGCCTGGCCACAGTTCACAAAAAGAATGTGCTCCTTGTCGACCTCGATGGCACGCAAGGTTCGGCCACTGACTGGGCCGGCGCGCGCTCCGACGACGCAGTGCCGATCCCGTGCGTCATCATGCGCGAGACAATCAAGCGCGACCTGCCGCGAATTTCCGCAGGGTACGATTACGTAATCATTGACGGCATACCGCAAATCACGCCCCTAACCTCCGACGCAATCAAGATCGCCAACCTAGTCGTCATCCCTGTACAGCCGAGCCAGTACGACATATGGGCGACCCGCGACATGGTGCAACTGGTAAAAGACCGCCGCGAGGTAACCGACGGAACGCCTAACGTCGCCATCATGGTTGCCAGAGCAATCAGAAATACAAACATCGAGAAAACCGCGAGCGAAGCGCTTGAGGGCTACGAACTGCCGATACTCAAGGCCAGAACCTACCAGAGCGTTTCGTATGTCAACGGGATCGCCCAAGGCCTCAGCGTGTTCGACCTACCAAATGACCAGGCTCAAGACGACATCAAGGCCATAACACTCGAACTCCTGGAGATGGACAAATGAGCAAGCCAGCCCCAAAGATCAGTCTCGACCGACCCAGCCGACCAGTTAGCGCGCCAGACGAGGCGCACCTCGAAAAAGCACGCCGCGCAGTAGTGTCCGATTCGACCGAGGAGAAGCAACTCAAGGCGATCGTACCGCTCAAGTACCACAGAGGCACCAACGACATTAAAAGCATGTCGACCGATAACGTCCCGGTTAAATATCTGATTCTTGAAGCGCTCGACGACCTATTCAAGAAGTACGAGCAAGGGAAGGGGCACTACAACGTCGAAGACCAGGCCGAGCTAAAACGTCGCCTTGAATCTTTGAAGTAAGAAAGGAGCCTGGCAGCGGTTGCACCCGCCACCAGGCAAGACAGATAACCGAGAGGGGTTAACCATGTCCAAGCACGACTATATCACAGCGCGAGGCCTATCCCTGCGCGAAGCCGCAGACCCAGCCAACCGCGCCAAAGTGCGCGCCCACCTCGAGCAAGAATGCTGCCTGATCGCCTGGCACGGCATCCTGCGCCTGATCGGGGAGGTCGACCAATGAAACGACGCGACGACCCCACCGGCCTGCAGATCATCTTTATAGGCATAGTCGCCATCGCTATGGGCCTGCACGCCATCGGCATGTTCATTTACCGCGTCTACACCCAACGCACAGACGACAAGCAACTCGACCAGGACGATCAAGGATGAAAAACCTACGAATCAGCGGGCTCCTGCTCGCCATGGCGCTCGCCGGCGCCATCCAGCCAGCCACCGCCCGCGACTGCGATATCGACCGCGACGGACGCACTGACGCAACGTGCGGCGGCCCTGATCGCGACCTCGACAATGACGGGCGCACCGACGCAACGTTCGGCGGCAGCGATCGGGATCTCGACAACGACGGACGCACCGACGCACGCTTCGGCGGCTCCGATCGCGATCGCGACAACGACGGACGCACCGACGCCACGTTCGGCGGCCCTGATCGCGACCTCGACAACGACGGACGCACCGACCGCCGATTCGGCGGGCCTGACGACCGCTGGGGGCGCTGACATGGCCATTACCATCAAGGTGCGCATGAGCTGCAGCGCCTACCAGGCGCGAGCCATGCGCCTTGGCGTGACCGCCAGCAGCGCCGAGAGCGCCAAGGCTGCAGCCGCGGCCGTCTGCCGCAAACTTGGCGCCGACCCCGAGCTGCTCGAGCAGATTCCCAGCGACCCAACGACCACAACCTACACCCACCCGCACCAGGAGCAACCGGCATGACCACCTTCGACCACACCGAACTCAACCCCTGCCCTTTCTGCGGACAGCAGGAGGCCCTGGTCGAGCAGCTGGATAGCGACGCATCCGTAGTCATCTGCCAAGGACGAGTCGGGGAACACTCGGCATGCCTGGCGCGCGGCCCGGTCGGCGTCCAGGAAAGCGAGGACGAGGAGCAGCCAGGCCGCGCTGCAGCTATCCGCGAATGGAACCTTCGCACCGTCACGGTCGGGTCGGGCAGAGCGCAAGGGGCCGTGCTCGAGGAGGCGCTAAGGGCCACTCGCGGCGATCTGCACTGCGCCCGCATTATCATTGCAAGGCATCTACCAGGGCATCACTGGCTACCAGGATTCGACAAGGCGATACGCAACATCGACGCTGCACTCGGCAAGCCCACGGAAAGCGACCAGACGTAACATGTAGCCCGCCCCACAAGCCCGCCCACTCGGCGGGCTTTTTGTTACCCTGCGCGCCTCAACCGAACGGAGATCCGCGCAGCATGAAAGCAAAGCCCATCATTATTGGCGTCGCCGCCGTCGCCCTGGTGGCGATCCTGATAAACGACCTGGTCAAGAAGGACGCGCACGCGCTCGAGCGCGTCAGCGATCGGGTAGGGCTCGCGGTCGACTGCAAAATCAAGAAGCAGGACGGAGATCGCTGGGGTGTATGCCGGTACAAAAACGGCGCGCCGGCCAGCGTCTGGCTTGATCGAGCGGGAACATGGTTCGCCGCCAACGGGAACGCGATCGGCGTTGTCGACAAACTCGCCAACGTCAACGACCTGCAGAACCTTCCCGCAGTCATGCGTGACTACGTGTCGCCGCCAATCATGCCGGCGGATCTGCTCGAGCAGTAACGCCAGAAACGAGAAAAGCCCCCACCGCCGCGAGGCAGTGGGGGCTTTTTGTTGCTCAGCTATGCGACCGGCAGCGTCGCCGAGATCGAGCAGCGGTAACTCTGTTGGCGGCTTCCGGTGGCCGTCACCTGGTCGATTGACCACTGCCCGCGCATGAATGACGGCCAGGTGTCGTCGAGCTCGATCAGCCCCTCGGCGCCGAGATCCGGATTCCCAGGGCAATCGATGCGGATTTTCTTTTCGCCGCGCTTGATCTTGCGCGCCATACCCTCGCCCGCGTCCTTTGCCTCGGCCTCGTTCTGATAGCGCTGCGTCACCTTCTTGAACGGCGCAGATCCTGTCTCAACTACGCATTCCTTGCCGGCGGCACCATCCCACCAAACCGTCTTGCAACCCTTGAACTTGACGCGACTTTCCTCATCGAGCTCAGCATTGATAAACGACCGATCGTTCGGCGAATTGCCCTTTGTGACCGACAGCGTCACGACCGGCAGCGTCTTGCCCGACAGCGATTTCACTTCCCCGCGCTTGGCCATGACATAGAGCTCGTTTACCGGCTTCGTCACGGCGTCGTACACCTTCGCAACGCGGGTCAGAAAGCCCATATCAGTTTCATTCGACTGATCCAGGTGCTCGATGACCTTGGCGTCGAGCTCGGGCGAGATCCTCGGCGAAAACCCGTGCTTGCTGGCCAGCTCTCGAAAGATCGCGCCAAGCGTGGTCGGCCCGTAGCTGGCCGATCGGCGCTCTTTGAACTTCGTTTCATCCGCCACCTTGAACGGTGCGGCCGTGGCGATGATCTTGAGCAGCGGCGGGAACAGCTGAGGCTGACAGCGCGTGATGTTGAACTCGCCTTTATCGACGAGGCCCGATTCGTGATAGCCAACCAGGAGCCCGATTTTTCCCTCGAAGCTAGGCATGCCCTCGAGGTCGTCGATTCGAACCGTCAGCTTCAACGTGTCCGACTTCACCCCCGAGGCGTCGACATGCTCCCAGTCGACCAGGTGCGTATTGATAAGCGCCGCATTGGCGCCCGTGATCTGTACTGCAGGCGTAAACCCCAGCGCCATAAATCCCCCTCAATCCCACGCCGTAACCGGCTTGACCGGCGCCGGCCTTTCGGCAAGCTCCGGCAAATTCACCCACATATCACTTGGCAGCGCCGGCCCCAGCTCAGCCAGGCCCGGGTTTACCAGCCATAACGCCTCCTCGGCCGAGTCATCAGACCGACCCAGCTCGCGATACAACAGCAGGTTCGCGGTGTCGCCCGCGATCGTTCGCACTCTGCGCATCAGAAGAACTCCGAAAGCTCAAGCGACCATTCCAGGAGCGTCGTCGTACCGTCATCGAGCACGCGCTTTTGCCCCTCGTTGACCCCGTCGATTCGCCAGCGACCCAACACCCGACCGACGCCGTCGATCAGCACATAGGGAACGCGGGCGTTGGCCATAGCGCGCAGCTCGTCGAGCCTGGCCATGCCCTCGGCCCACTGAGCCTTCCCATTGAGACGGATCTCCTCGAGGCCCTGCCCGGTCTGGTGCGACCGCGGCTTACTGCTGATTATGTCGAGGCTGACCCAGCCGCCCGTTGTCTTGCGATCAAGCGTTTCATACGGAAAACCGCTCGAGAGGCCGAACACGAACCCCCCGAGCGCCATTTGCTGCGACATCGTCAGTCACTCCCATCTGTCAGCGAGGCGCCGCGCCGCTGGCCCAGCGGATCGCCGGCCAGCGCCGGCAGCAGCTCAGCCTTTAGGCGCGCCAGCAGCTCGTCACCCATGCGCTTGTCATAGGCCGGATCTCCGCTTGGCTGCATATTGATTACCGGCGAGAAATTGACCGGTGCTTTGTTCTCGACCGCACTCTGCGCGACGTCCTTGGCGACCTCGTCCGGAGCGCTCAGGCGATCGACCAGGGCGCCGAGCTTCTCCCCGAGCCAGTCCCCGACCTCAGTCCCGGCCATACTTCCGCCGATACCCCCAACGGCCGCGCCGATCGCAGTACCAACGACCGGAATCGGAATAAGCACCGTCCCGAGCGCAGCGCCCGCCGCCGCACCAGCCCAACCACCCGCCATTCCGCCGGCCATCCCGCCGACAGCGCCGCCTATTTCCTTGCCTCCCCCGGTTTCGACTGCATTCGCGACGTCCATCGCGCCGGCAGCGAGCGCCAACGGAAGCGCCGCCCGACCAGCCCATTTCGAGGCTGTCCCGGCGCCCTCAAAAGCAGACGCAGCCTTACCAAGAAAGCCAGGAGCACGCTCAGCTGCAGCGGCGCCCTTTGCGACAACCCCCGCGCCCTCAGCTGCAGCAAGGCCTTTCGACACAAGCGGCGCGCGCGGCTGGCCAGATCCCGGTGTCACCGGCACAAACCTTTTTGGCCCGCCGCCTCGACCCTTGCCACCCCGCTTAC